CCGCATAGAGAGCTTCAGCCTTAATGTAATTGCCAACACCCGAAATGGTATTCTGATCCATCAAAACTTCAGCCAAAGTCTTAGCTGATTTTCGACGTAACCGCAGTCGAAACTCTTCAATAGACGGAGGCTTCGATAGCATATCAGGTCCTAACGTGGCTAACTTAGCATCTAACGCTTCTCGACCACGAGAAAACTTGACTGTGCCAAAATGACGCGGGTCACGGAAATGGACAGCATCGTGAACCTCAAAAGGTTCTCCTCCTGGCAAAGCCAAATAGAAACTAACCGCCGTATGCTTCGGAGCACTGCCTGCGGCATTGAAAGTCCACTGTCCTGACATGCCGTAAGTAGACCAGACATACCAACCGTTAGCCAGCTCCCACCACATAAATTTACCTTTAACATCTACATCCTTGACCAGAAATCCAGGATAATCAGAGGCAAACTTAATCCTTTCACCGTCTAGAGCACTTCCTCGCATTTCGGCGATGAATTCATCAAATCCAGCCGGTGGTGATTCAGTGTATCGACCTCCACTAATGTAAGCGTTAACAAGATAACAACCAACCATCCTCTTTTTAAGAATGTCGGCGGAGACACGTAATTCTGGACCTTCAGGAATGGTATCCCTCCTTTTGCGTAACCTTTTCAATATGTTGATGCAAAAAAGAACCTTCGTACATAACGATTTCATCATCCCATAGAAAATCGACACGTGATGAAGCACTAACTACACCTTGTCGAAGACGAAGTGTCAAAAGAATCGCACCCTTTGGCACTGTATGCGACCCGTCATTCCAGTTGATAAACGAATGTGTGACGACAACTACATCACCAACGCTGAGAGTAGAACTTGTTGATGGCATAAGAAAACCTGGGTTCGGCGAGGCCTGTGCCGTAGGCGAATGAGACGTTTCCTACAGTCCGAATTCCATAAGAACCCAACTCGATCCCATCTGGTGTCACGATATCGCGCTGGGTGGAATCAACATTGATGATGCGGGTTGGAACATGATCTTGCATAAAGGCCTCAGCAAGCTCGGCCATTACAACCCAATATTTTGGCCTAACAGTATCAATCAATTCCAGCTTCATAAAATGCGATTCGTGAGTCTCGTCCAGAATATCTGATCTAAAACACGGTGTGATGGTCTGATACTTTCCAGGCTTCAGCTCTCCACGATCGATCAACTCGATGAAACTCTGTTCTGCTGATCCTACTAGATCTCCATACTGAGTACGGTGTGGAGCCCCCATAAAAGTTTGTTCCGTCGAATACGGACTAACAATCCAAGGAACCTCGATATACTCAAACCCCTGTTTCTCATAGAAAACTTGGGCCTCAGAAAAAAGTCTCCAATTGATCGGTGTCTTACAGGCGGTGGCCATTTTGGAAAGCCCTCTTGGTCAAAAAATTCATCTTGGCCAAATCGACCATAGTCAAACCTTCACGTTCAGCCCGAGCCTGCAATGCCCCATAAATGTCAGCTAGCTCACAGGCAACCAAAATTTTGACACCTTGTTCCTCGGCATCACAAAGCTCACAAAGCTCCTCCTGAATTTTGGATGACTCACCCAGCTTTCCACGAGGAATAGATCTTACATGATACCCAAGTGTGATCTTGTTGTCAGTTGACATTCTTGTTTGTCCTCGAATAGATTTTCATCGCCATAACCTTCGGTCTTGATCTGATTTTCTAACTTTGTTAGCAAAATTTCAAGATCATCAACTGTCAAAAGCTGAAGTTCTTCCTTCAAGGCCTTAGCCATCTGGCGTGCTGGTGATTCATTAGTGCAATGCATCAACCAAGCTGCCAGCTTCAATTTCTTTGAAACTTGGCGCGTTCCTACACCGAATGAAAGCCGTAGTCGATGACTCATTCATGTTGCCGGGTAGCTGACTCTGCAATTTCCTCATCTAGCAGCATGATAGCCATAGCGGCGTAGTTATGGAGATCCAGGAGAGTGTCACGAAGACCCTCATTCTTGACCAGCATCACACCTGTCGATGAAATATTACCAGCTCGCCGGAGCTTATCACCGAGACGAACCAGAACGCCGACAGGACCGTAGTCGGCAAAAGCGTCACCGTAATCACGATTCTTTTGCGAGAAAAGGTTCAGCGCCTCGTCTTGGACATCACGTAGCTGCCTAACACGGCGGCCCTGTCTTTCCTCCTCGGAGGTAAGCGGGCCTGATTGGTAATGTACGATTGTGCTGGTATCGCAATCGATCAGGTCACTGACGTCTAAATTGTTTCCAAACATGTTCTTTCCTGAGAATTAACCCATTCAACAATAACATCACCGTGACAGGGACGTGGTTTACAAAAACAACCCAATCGCTTACCCATCAATGATAACGTCCGACGACGAAACTCTTCATCATCTTCAATTCGAATGGCAAAATAAATTCTAAAACAATCTAACGTTTGACCAGGAGTTGTGTGGATATTACCACAAACTAAACACTCCTGTCCCTTGACGATCGGATTACCATAATAACCATCTTTCCCATACCCAGCACGACCAATGTAAACGTCGTATTCCTGGAACCTGAGATTATGAACTGTGCACATTTTGATTTGATTGCGGGCATTTTAGACGACGCTGAAACTCTCTTGGGTCAAGCTCTAAATCCCATTTATCAGGATAAAAATGTCGTACAAATACGCCATCTCTCGTTGGAACATCATGCTGATTACATTTCTCACAATATGCTACGCTGTGAATCATTTGGCTCCGTGCTGAATGAGATGACTATGGGCAATCGAATAACGGGCCAAACGATCAAAATCCTTCTGGCGAAGACCCTTGAGGCGGGTAACATCGCTGTTGTCACGCAAATCTTCTAACTTGACCCTGACAGCATCGGGATTGTGTTGAAGGGCTCGAATATAGTCCATGTAGTCAACAGACGGATCGTGTGTCAGTAACTCTAGAGCCTTGAGAACACGATACGGAGCTCCGAGTGCTGACAAGGAATCGATGGTTACTTTCCCATTGCTATCTTCAGGAGAGTCATGAAGAACGGCAATCGACATCAACTCTTCATCGCCTGTCCGCAAACGATACATGATTCGCAACGGGTGGAGGATGTAAGCGTGACCACCTCGATCAAATTGTCCCTCATGGGCAATCGTAGCTTGATGAATGGCAGTATTGAGAAATGACACACTTCACCTCATGAACTAATGATTATTTGATTTCCACCTGGAATCTGCCTCTGGCAGCATATTACCGACGTGAAACTTACCTGGATAATGTGTACCATACCCTGGGAACATACGATCTGCACATTTATTTTCGTCACGACGACGTTTTTGTTTGTGACAAAACTTAGCGAACTCTAAGGCATACGTCTGGTATTCTGAAGAGGCCTGTGTCACATTGGTTTTATACAATTCAAGCCATTCAGATGATCTATCACGTTTAGTAGTGAACACGAAATATGTGTTGTTTGTCTCCTGATCCCAGAAGTAAGCACCCTTTCGACCAATACAAGCTTTCAGTTTCATTAGCTGCCTCGGAGACGTTCTCTGATTGACATCAAAATCTTTCCAAGATTATTTTGTCCTGTCCCACCGCTAACACCCCAAAACCGGTCACCCCAGGAATTGGTCTCCTCGATGTAAGCATCGCCAGTTGAAAGCAATCCAGCGCGAAGTTCTGAATGACGAGTATACTTCTGCCAAGACAGATCTTGCATAACAGAAAGCTTAATCTCATCCCAATCAGGCCTAAGGCTTATTTTGCGACTCAGCCTTTTGACCTTTCCGGGCGAGTCTGTATATTCAATCTGCTTTCTATACTCTGGATCTAAAGACTTTGCAGCTTGATAGGCGTGCTCTGTAGTGGGATACCAAACTCCATCAAACCTAACCTCAGCCGGCCAAAAATTTGATAGGAACCTGTATTCGCCTTGAAATCCCTCAATTTTCTCAGGAAACATTTAAACACCTATTCATCAATAGCCGAAAGCAGCTAACGTCTGATCAAAATGTCCAGTGGCTCTAACCAGGTTGAGCATTTCCTCAGCGATAAGAGAAATCTCAAGTTGGGCTTGTGGCTTCATTCGGAGACCCAGAAAATGATGAAACGAACGGAAATTGAACTGTACGTCGGCTGTCAACTGATTGCCGTAAGGAAGATAGAACCGAGCTGATTCCTTAGCCCTCTTCCGTGAAAAACCATGCACATTGACAAGTCTTTCTAGCGTTTCGTGGTACTTGGTGAGACTATCTTCAAGATGAGTAATGTATGCTTCCTGCTCAGCGATAGGCCAGTCCAGTGGAACATAGTACTTGTCGTCATTGAGTTCTTTATAGCGGGCTGACTCAGCGTTTATAGAAACACCAATACGATGTTTTAAAAGCTGGACATGTGTGGCAACTTCGCTCGTGACTAAAAAATGAAGCGTTGACTTTTCAAATGGTGTCTCATGACCATTATCAGCAAGCGTTTTAAGAAGCTTGCCAATTCTATTCCTCTTCTCATCATTCAATTCTCTTGAAGTTGAAGTCCACGCTGAAAGTGCATGTGTCTCGTCTCCTCCATATGTTCCAATTAATTGAACTTTATTTACATTTCCTGACATTTATCAATCTCCAAAATCCAGCCTTTTGATTGCGTAATTTGCCCACATCTAAGTCTTCCTAAAGTAGCACTTGAAAGAGGCCCAATTCGAGAAAGTTCAAGAAGAGAATGACCAAGAATACTTTGGCCAGTTTCTGCATGCACAATTCTACATTGGAGTGCGTTGACTGGAATACTCCCTTTTTCGAATCCCTTAGAACGCGGATCACCTTTCAGGCCCTTATTCCATCTTGGTTTGGCAAGCATATTAGCCATACGTGACTTTTTATGTTCCTCATCTTCAATGCGACCCCAATTTGGGTTTGCGGCACCTTGGCGCATTTCTGACATCAATTGTCGATATGCAATTCCCTTAGGAGTCTGAAGCCAAAAAAGCCGTTTCTCACTCATTTTTTTGAGTGATGCCGCACTTCTTTTTTCACCCTCACCGCCAGCAGTCAGATTACAAAGATTTGAAAGTCCAATTCGCGCAATTTCTGTACACTCATATTGAAGAACAATTTTTTCATCATGATGTTCAAAAATTTTAGTTGGTATTACACATCCAGCATCATCAATAATGCTTAAAATTTTGTGATACAACTTTCTATTGACTCGTTGATTGGCTCGTCCACAGTCATTCCACTTTCGTGCACGATATTCATGCATATGCATTCGACGACCATGTCCTTTCCCAACATAAAATACAGATCCGTTTCTACTGTCGATTAAATGATAAACATACCATGACATGAAAGTAGATATGCGTTGCTATTCCAAATTGCCCGAACAAAATGTACCCGGCATAAAATTGGTAACTTCAAAATTTTCAGTGTTGATCTGATACACATCAGTCACATGAATCGCTGTATTTGATTCCCACTTTGAAATGTTGTCAAGGATGATAAACAGATCACGCATGACCATAATGTCGCGATCACGATTTGCATTTTCACTCATGATATCAAAAATTGGTCTCTTGTTATTTTCATTACTGACAACAGCCTGAACGGCAGCTCCCCTATTCGGTGACATCTTTATTTTCCTTTAGTATTTTGAAATCTGTACATTCAAGTGCCCAGCGCTCAATTGTTCCACATGGAAACAGACCTAAAAAATTAATTTCATTAGTCCAGTGATGAACATCTAAAACTAAAATTGGTTTTCCGCAATGTGAATTTTCAACTTTGATTGGAACAATAATGTCGCCTGGATCAATCCAGACATAATCAGTATCGGCTGATGTTGGAACTACCCAATTCATTTCAGCTCAAAAGTAACATTGACAGTGGTGTGAAAAGACGGAATCCGAAGGTGATCCGCCAAGCCGTGAGAAATCAAATCCTCAGGTGACAAATACCAATCAGCATGAGCCTTCTCGTGAATCAGTTTGGCAAAATAACCTGGTGTCTTACCAGCATTTTTGTCCAAGCTGTCCACTAACCATTTATTGAGGCGTTCTGTCTGCTCAGAACTGACCTTGATTTCCTCCACCTTACCTTGAGCCCCGCTAGAAACTTCGTGAATCATAATGGCGGCTGTCGGAGCCACGAAACGATATCCTTTGGCACCGAAACTAGCCAGAACAGCGCCACATGACATGGCCTTACCTTCAATGATGGTGGCAACAGGAATATTGGAAGCCTTAATTGCGTCAACCATGGCCGTCAAGGCATAAACCTGACCACCATATGAATCAACGACGACTGGAATAATGGGCTGACCAGTATTTTGACCCGCAGATAAAGCAGCACAAAACTTTCCAGCCGACTCCTCATCAAACTTATTGACTCTAATGATAACTGGATTGTTTCTAAGCTTGCACTCTTCCAACAGGGCATGAACCTTAACAATGGAATTCACTTAGAATCCTTCTTGCTTGAAGCGTAACCGTCTTTGTACCAGCCGCCACCTGCTAGCACAAATGACGTTCCTCGCGAAATCAGCTTAATGACATTTGACCCTGCACAAATTATGCAAGGAACATCATCACTTGACTTCTTAACTAAAGCCTCAAAAGTGTGTTGGCAATCTTGGCACTGAAAATCGTAGATAGGCATTGATATTTCTACTCTTCGTTGACTTGCTGTTCACTCAATTTACGAACACTTAGAAAATCCGCAAGAAGTGCAGGTTACACAACCTTCCTGATACCGCAGCGCATCTTGATGACAGCTTGGACATTCCTTCTCAGATGTTACCTTTGTACCATCAGCAATGTGACTCTTCAAAACTCGTGCGATAACTCGCGAGAAGCTGAACATATCGCTATCTTTGTCTTTGCCAAGTTGTTCCACAATAAACTGAACTGGTGTTCCGTGGCGCAACGATGTTGACAGAAGACGGGTAAAAGCACCGAAATTGGCATTTTCAAAGGTATTGACAATGTCTTTGACGATTCCAGCGTCCTCACCCTCACCAAAATGAAGATTGTAGGTGCTGACGCCATCACGCTTACCATTCTTGACCAGCTTTCCAGTCTTATGCTTCCGCGGGATCTCCACATATTTGGAGAGTCCGCCCATTACTTCATAGGGACGTCCATCCAGGAGACCGACCAGAATGGTCCACTTCTCACCCTTAACGTTGGCCTGGACAATGTGACACGGGAGTTCCTTGGGACGCTTCGGGGCAGTAGACTCTGTGATGAGCTCCTGATCCTCGACCTGGGCCACCGGAGTGTCCTTGGCCTTGCGGATAACCTGGTCACGACAGCCATCACGGTAAACGGTCACACCCTTACATCCTGCCTTCCAGGCAGCCATATAGATCTCCTTGACCGTCTCCCGTGTGGTCTCCTTGGGAAGATTGACAGTGCTGGAGATGGAATGACAGACCCACTTTTGGGCGGCGGCCTGAAGTTTGACACGTTGAACCCAATCAATGTCTTCCGCAGTTGCATTCCAGTACGGCGACTTAGTGATATCTGTCTCACCTGTTACCTTCATCCACTTGACAACGCCGTGGTGAAAGACCTCATACTCCTGCCACCTGTCGCCCATGGCGTCGGTGTGATCAACTCTGGTAACGCTATCGTTGGCATTGATCTTCTTCCGTCTAACTGACTTGATGAAGATGGTCGGTTCGATGCCAGACGTGGTCTGGGTCTCTAGAGAAACAGAACCTGCAGGGGCTGTGGTCAGGTTGGCGATGTTACGACGGCCGTGAAGAGTATACAGGTTACGAAGAGCACTGTCTTCGCTAAGAATCTTCTGGATGAATGGATGGTTTACTTCGCGTTCACACCTAAAAATTGGAAAGGCGCCACGTTCGCCAGCCATGATGCAGGAAGACTTGTAGGAGTTGATAGCCAGCTGACGATAAATCTCCTCGACCAGGGAGATGGACTCATCGCTGCCGTACCTGAGACCCATATAGGCTACCATGTCACCAACGGCCGTCACCCCAAGACCAGTCCGGCGGCCCTGTTGGGCGCGATTTCTAATCTTTTGCCACAGTTCTCGTTCGGTCCGCTTGACGTGGTCAGGCTCCGGGTCCGACTCAATTTTAGCAAGAATCTTCTCAATCTGCTCTAGCTCTAGATCGACAATGTCATCCATCAGCCGTTGGGCTTTCTGAACGATGACACCAAAAAGTTCCCAATCAATTGAAGCGTTTTCAGTGAATGGGAGTCTAACGAAGGAGGCCAGGTTGACAAGGAGAAGGCGACAACTGTCGTACGGAGACAGGACAATCTCGCCACACGGGTTGGTGCTGACACAACCAAACCCAAGATCGGCATAACATTCAGTCGGCGTATTCCGTTTGACGTTATCCCAAAAAAGAACGCCAGGTTCCGCCGAGGTCCATGCTGAATCAATGATCTGATCCCACAGCGAAGAAGCCATGACAGTTTTAGTAACATCAGGAACAGCAGCATTGACAGGCCATCGTAGCGTGTAATTGGTGCCATCCTCCACTGCTTCCATGAAATCGTCGTAGATCTTGGCAGAAATATTGGCGCCTGTTACCTTCTTAAGATCCCGCTTGATGTTGATAAAGGTCTCAATCTCTGGATGTCTACCATCACATGTGATCATCTCGGCGCCGCGGCGGCCACCTTGAGCCACTTCGCGACACGAATTGGAGAAGCGCTCCATGAAAATGCCAATACCGTCTGTTGTCTTAGCAGCGTTGGATGTCGGCATGCCCTTCGGACGAATGGTGGAAACCTCAAGTCCCACACCACCACGACGCTTCATGATCTGAACTAGTTCCTGATCTGTGTGAAGAATTCCACCATATGAATCGTGCGGAGAATCAACCACAAAACAATTGGAAATTGACTGGACTTGATATGGATTCCCAATACCAGATTGTGGTGATCCTTGTGGGACCACGTACTCAAATCTGTCCAAGAGACCGAAAATTTCCTCTTCAGACATTGGATTCGGATAGTTGGCCTCAATCCTGGCAAATTCCTTAGCTAACCTGTGATGCATATCCTCTGGTGTCTCTTCCAAAAGAATTCCAGATGCATCCCTAAGCGCATACTTGGAAACAAAGGTATGGGCAGCTAATTCATCACCACCAAAATATTCGACCGACTTCTCCAGCGCGCGCTCAAATGACGCCATTCTCAAAACTCCAAATCAGGTGTTAATTCCCGGCGTGACGAAGCCGCTCCCATTGTTCTCTAAGGGCATCCTTTACGGATTTAGCATCGTTGGCTTTCGTCTGCTCCAGGGTTTGTTCGTCAGCATCTTCGATGATTTCGATGAGTGACATTGCAGTATCTATCCTGCAAGGATAGACAAGACCATCGCGACCGGCACGGTTCTTAGCAACAAAAAGTCGACCACTGCTGGTTGCCTTCTCCATCGGCTTTCTAGATAAAGAAATGACAACGTCAGCAGTCATAGCTTTTCCATAGGCTTCTGACATGTTTTCCAACCCAACAACATCGCTGTTGGACGAGTCGCGATTGGCTTGCGAGGCCGTCCAGACTGGTAACTGCATTTCGCCAGCCATGTTTCTGACTTCTTCGTAAATGAACTGTAGTTCATGACGCATGGAGTCATATTGTTTAGTAGATCGCATAACATCAGCGTAGTCGATGACAATGAGTCCTGGGGTAATGCCCTTCAGGATGGCTTTTTCGACATGGGATCTAATGGTGTTGATCGTTGGAGTCTTTGTCGGATACTCCTTGATGATCAAACGTCCCATATCGTTCCCGGCATAGTGTTTAAGGACATCCTCTTTTCTATCGTAACAGTCATTGCTTGGAATACGACAGATATGAGAATCGTACCTAATGCCGACGACAGACTCGTTAAGCTCCATGGTGTAGTGGAGAACGTTCTTACCGGCCATCATGGCGGCGGCTCCCATCTGAACCAGCATGTGGGACTTTCCAACACCCGTATTAGCTACAATAACCCCCAGCTCTCCACGACCCAAACCTCCATTGAGGATATCTTTGTGGTCAAGCTGAGCAATTCCAGTAGGAACAGGCGTTCTATTTGACCGCTTGAAGCGGGTTTCAGTGTCCTCGAAGAACTCCAAACCCAAAGAGGGTGTGGTACCAGCCATCAGTGCCTTCTTGATCATGTCGGGAACAGATTCAAATTGTTCCTTGTTGATCAAATCAACGGCACTCTCGAGGGCAATCCTAAGTGACTGCTTTTTGCAAAAGTCTAGAGCCTTGTCCTTGACATATGCCAAATCGTTGGTGTCAGGATTAGTACGAATTCTCTGAAGATACTCAATAACCTGAGTTTTTAGAACACCATCAGTTTCAGCCCGGAGCTCATCCTTGGTTAGGACAATCAACGTCGGGAATGAAGGAAACGATTTGTATTTCCCGTAGTAGGCGAAATAACGATCAGCGAGAAATTTAAGGTACTTGAGGTCGAAATAATCTGTGTTGATAACCTCAGACATTCGTGCTGACCATTCTTGGTCAACAATCATCGCCTGAATAATTTTTTCTTGGAACTGTTTTCCATATTGAGAGAATGTAATTGCAGAGTCTGTCAAGTGGTCCTCACTCGCTGGGTGTAAACAGCACTGATGCCATTGATAGCAGGAAACTATCGACATCAATGTCTGTAATGCCCTCCCTCATTAGGGATCGCATTAATTCAATTTTCTGTGTTTGTGCTTGGGCTGCGGCCGCATTGTCTATTGCACTGACATGGCTGGCCGACAACATGGCCATGTCTAGGTAGATGAGTTGCCAATTACGGCGTATCATCTCTTCAGATTCACTGATACGTTTTAATACAGCATACTTGGTCGCTTGTTCTCTGCATCTTTCGAGGAGAAAATCGATGGTCATTTCATCATCGTTTCCGAACTCTGGGATACGCTTGGCAAGGGTTTTGAATCCGCAACCTTGGACGCCCGGAATATTGTCAGATGGGTCTCCGCAGACAGCTTTAGCCAGGGCGAAATTGGTACATGAAATACCATACTCCTCCTTGACGCTCTTGAATGTCACGTATTCCTTACGACCGGGACGATAGACAATGGATTTCCTATCAAGAAGTTGATAATAGTCCTTGTCAGATGTCAGGAAGATTTTCCTGTCGTCGCGATGCTTATACCGGGCCAGATACCCGATGGCGTCATCTGCTTCAATGTCTTCAACATAAATTTGGATGACTGGGACATTTCGAAACAGTCGGGTCAATAGAATGACCTGCCATTGATGATTCTCAACAGTATCTGGAATGTCCTCACTGTCGTAGAAACGATTTAGCTTCTGCGGGCGACGCGACATCTTGTACTCAGGGTAGAGGGACCGGCGTCGACGTGAGCCACCGCCTTCCCAAACGACGTAGATCTTGGTTGGCCTAACATCATTACAGACACCTCGTAATGTTTTCATGAACCCCACAACACCTCCGACCTGAGCACCATTCAGTGTCATTGACGGAAATGCTGCAAAACACCGAATAAAAAGATTCAGACTGTCAACAAACAAGATTGTATTCATAAGTTAGTAATACCTATTCCTATGGCAGCCAAAATCAATCTCACAACTGATATTATCCACGACATGTGTGACATGTTTCGTCAAGGACAATCAATCCCAGAGATCATGACAAAGTATTCCCTGGGAAGAAACAAGGTCACGAAAGTGCTCAGGGAAGCACTTGGTGACGAGTACGAATCGTGCATTCGTGCTGTCATGTTTCAATGCTCTCAAAAATCAGCCAGGACCTTGACAGGTCAAAAAAGAGGACCACACACCCCAGAGTGGAACAGGAAGATCAGTGAATCCCAGAAAGGAAAGAAGCTCTCCGAGGAAACGCGTCAGAAGATCCGCGAGAGCACACGAACTCGTGAAGAGCGTGGCGTGTGGACGCCAGAAATGCATGTCGAGGCAATGAAAAAAGCTGTTAAAACTAAACGTGAACGTGGTTATTACGAGATTCATTCTGTAAAACATTCTAAATGGATGCAAGAACATGCGCCAAGACGTGGGAAAAAAGCATCAAACGAATCTAAAAAACGCATGAGCGATGCACAATTAAAAGCATACGCAAATGGTAAAATTGGACCAAGAACAGGCGATCATAAATCTCCAGCCGAACGAAAAAAGCTTAGCGAATCAACTAAGCGTATGTGGCGTGAAGGTCGTTTCACATACGGTGGAAACGGCGTTTTTCGTAGCAAGCTCGAGAAGAGAACATTTGATGTCATTAGCGAGCTCTACCCAGATACTATCCACAGCCACAGGATCACGTCCAATGGAAAAACATATGTCTTCGACATCTATATTCCATCGCTGTCTCTCCTGATCGAGGTCAACGGAGACTACTGGCACATGAATCCAGCCAAATACTCAGCCGACTATGTGGACTCCTCAAGGAACACAACTGCCCAGGGAATCTGGGATGCTGATGCTCGAAAACGAGAAGCTGGTAAAACAGCTGGCTTTCGAGTCATCACATTGTGGGAATCAGATCTTACCACACGTTAGATGGATTTTTCCCTCAGATCAGCCACAGCCTTGACGCCTATTCAATGTTGTCTGAGCTTAAATCTCAGATTGTTCTGGCAGCATTTGACGCCAATTGGCAGGACTGACATCAATGTAATCCATAAATGAATCCACGTATGCCTCGGCAGCTTCATAAGCCTGTTCTGATCCACGCTCAACACCAATTTCATCAAGCATATTTCCAAAATCTGCGATTGCAGATTGTTCAATCGCAGAAGTGAAATTGCTTCCCTTTCCCATATACATCACGACAGCAGATCTAACTTGATTTGCTCCAATTTTTAAATTGGTAAAATTAGCTTGACCATCAAAATCTGGATCACCAATATTTGCAGCTTCTCTGATAAGGCGCTTCAGCTGTCCACGTGTAATACGCATTTTAAAATTCTCCAAAAAAACTACTTATTCGTCTGATCCAATTTCTTCTTCAATCAAATCAGCCACAGCCTTGACATCAACATAAGAGTCTGGATCAATATCTGGCGTCTCGTTAGACTCCAAAGTACGAACCATGGTTTTTTCTAGAATAGCTTCAAGGTATGGAAGATACTCAGGATTTTTCCAAAGCTCATGAAAATGGATCTTGTAGAATTTCTTCTCGGTCACGATTTCTAAAGTATCATGATCTTTGAGGTAGAAAGTTTTCCAAGCCCCAGTCCCCTCAACGCAAGCTAACATTCCTTTATGAAGGACCTCACCGGTTGGACGCATCAGGTCAAATAGCTGCTCGTGTTCCTTAATCCCAATCCCGAAATGAATCTCGAAATTGCACTTCCTGAACGGCGGCGCCAACCTATTTTTGATGACCTTGACATTGACATTGATGCCAATCGGCTCTCCGTCCTTTGATCCGTCATCAGTAATAACAGCACCAGAGCTCAGTTTAATGCGAACTGAAGCGTGAAATGGAACCGCCTTACCTCCCGGAGGAGCATCTGGATCACCATACTTTTCACCAATCTTGGTTCTAATCTGGTTGAGAACAACTAGAAGAACGCTATTGCTTCCGATGACGTTGGTGATTTTGCGCATTCCCTTGCTAAGGGCACGGGCTTGCAGGCCGATGGAATCCTTATCGTAATCGCCTTCCAACTCAGCCTTTGGGCTTGAACCTGCCAAGGAATCCCAGATAATTGTAACAGGAACGTCCTTGTGCATGGACTTGGCTTTGAGAATTGTGCTCTCAATGATTGAGAAAATAGTCTCAGTGCAATGTTCCTGGATATAGACAAATCGCGATTTGACATTGACACCCAGATTTTTGATGTTCTCTACACTGGTGGCACACTCTGCATCAACGTAAACAGCAATTCCGCCCATCCGCTGTGTTGAAACGCAAATCTGCGTTGCAATATGAGATTTACCAATTCCGGGTGGACCGAAGATTTCTACAATGCGACCTTCCGGATAACCTCCACCTGGAGCGTTTCTAATCAGATAATCAAGCTGCCTAGAACCAGATGAAATCCAACGCTTGACAATTGTTGGGCTATCATCAACAGCCAAATTGTAAGCAACCCGAGCACCACGTTCCTTGTTGATTGACTTGATCAAATCAGCCGCAAAATCATCAGTCTGTGTTGTTGATGTTACCTGATTCGCTTCAGCCGGCTTCTCTTTTTTAGGCTTGGCCATTTTATTGCTCCTACTTTAAACTGAAACAGGTCATGCACGGAACAAAGTCCCGCACATAAACCTAGAATCAGCTAATCATTGAAGAGCTTTTCAGCCGAGATCGTTCTCAAGATCTGCGAATGCGGCGTCAATATCTTCAACCTTCTCAGTAGCCACCGTCGTGGTCTTCTGACGAGTCTGCTTGGTCTGAGCCTTCTCAACAGGCGAGGTTGACTCCTGAGCCTTTCCGCCACGAGTTTCCTCGGTGGTCGTGGTGGCACCAGCGACAGGAGCTGCGAGCCACTTATCGACCAGAGCCTTGACCTCATCGTAGGTCTTGAACTCCTGGGCGTCCATTGGGTCAGGGATTGACGCAAGCCACTTCTTAACCAACTCCTTGTCGGAGTGCAGAGCTGAGGTCTTACCCTTCGGATCAATCTCCAACTTGGTGCTTCGCTTACCATTGAAGAACTTACCCTGCTCTACTGAGATCTTGACTTTGAGATCGCGGCCCTCTAAAGGATCGGTAACATCGCCGTAATCATCATCAAGCATGATGTTAAGAATCCGCTCGAACTGAAGCTTGGTCAGCTTCCATTCCTGCGGGCCCTTGTCTTCCTGTCCACGAACAATAACATGACCGAAGGCACTCATCTTCGGGTAAAGCTTCTTCAGCGTTTCCTTGTTATTGTCATAATCTTTCCTGAGAAGCTGAATAAGCTCCTCAATCGGATCAGGCTTTCCCTGCTGCTTGAGAGTTGGGACAGCACCGTTGACAATGTCCCATGGATAAAACCAAATTTCCCTGCAAGGCGTGCTAACATCACCCTTGGTCAGGGGAAGGAGCCTGACCTCAAAGGTCTTCTCATTTTCAGTGTCCGCCAGAGCGGGCTTGAATCGATTGCCAC